AGCACACTCATCGGTGGCAGGTTAAGTTTAGTGCCCTTACCCATACGTTTTGAGACAACCTTAGCGCCGCACGGCATGTCGCGCAGCTCTCGGATAACCGTGTTGTAGTCAATCTGTCGATCTGCACACCACGTCCTGAATGGTTTTGGCAACAAGAACAGCGTGTTACTGTCCGTCTCCAACCTACCGAGCAGCGCCACACGCGGCATTGCTTCAGGTACAACAAGGTGCTCAAGCACATCGGGTCTACCGCTGGAGTCAGCCCTGCCGTCACTGGAGTCACGGATACGCAGGAAGTCATTCACGTTGGCGTAGAAATAGTCGCTCACAACCTGCATCGCGTCGTGGTTGTACATATTGATGTCGTCGTCCTTGTAGCCACGCAGGTATTCAACCACCCAGTCAATGAGTGCCCTGACATCGTACTGTATGAACCCGAGCCGCTTGGCAATGAGTAGACCGGTTATTACACATGCTGCCTGCGCTGACCAGAATCGGTTCTGGGCAGTTAACCCCGCACGAGTGTCGATTGTCTGCTGAATGCTGACCAGCAGTTTCTGGATTTCTTCCTTGTTGTTCATGATGTACTGCAGGTACGGTATTGCCGCGTGCCCGAAGTGCAGTTCGATAGACTTCGCCAGATGGTCGGTGTCTTGCTTGGGCAACTTCTTTTTCTGTGGGGAGAACTCCAGCACCCGCTGCATCTCTGCCTTCGGTGCGTCCTTGTATGAGTTAACCTTTGAGATCAGGCTGGCGTTGCCGGTGGTAACACATATAAAACTCCATGGGTCCCCGCGCCAGCGCGACGAGTTGGCACCTTGGCTCAATCGGCCACGCTGCTTACCGCTTGGTATCTGGTAAATGAAGTCGCTGGCCTCCTTCGGGTGCATGTTGGTCATTTCATCACAGTACAGCGGCAGGTCTTTGAGTATCTCTGCATAGTTCATCTTGTCGTGATAGGTATCACGCTCGAACTTCACGTACTTTGATGGGTCTGCCCACAAGCTGGCAGCTGCCAGCAGCGCCGTTGTTTTACCGTAACCAGAGTCCTTACTGTGGAAGTGGAATATAGAACCCTTAATCGCAGTCATCTTGGTCAACACCGAGCCGAATGCTGTGCCGATAATGTACTGGTAAGCTTCAAACCCCGGCTTGTTAAAGAAGTCCAGATTCTTTTTCCACTCGTCCATAGACCCCTGCGGTTCAAACATAGGGAAGAGAAGTGATGTTTTAGTTGAGGGTGCGTTGAGTTCAACGCGGTCCGGCAGCACGCGAGCACGCCCCAGTGTAAACGCCGAGAACTCTTCATCCGCCCAGCCGAATTGTCTGCGGCTCAGATCAGCCGCCGATGTGTGCTCTAAGCTGGACACCCATTTCAATATGTAAGTCATAAGCGCATCCCAATGTGCAGTCGTGGCCACTGCCACGCTGTTCTTTGCTAAATATTTTCGTAGTTCGTCCCGAGATGTGGCCGCGGTCAACGGCACCGTGAACTCTTTAACCCCGTCATACGGCATGTGCACCCGCACCACAGCCGAAGCACCGTCCTCGGGATCGTCCACACGCCTCAGTACATATATATCGTGCTCATACACCAGCATTTCAATGGAGTCGCCTTCACGGCTTTCGGTTTCGATATACACGCCACCGTTTTTGCCACGAAAGTATGGGTGCGGGTACTTGGGTATAGTGTACGCCTGCAGTTCCACGGTCTTCATCTGCTCTGGTTTGTCGAACACGACGTTGTCTTCTTCCTGCGCCCGAATAATCTCCCGACCAAGCTGAATCGGTGACGTTATTTTCCCGTTGTTAGGGCAATCGGCGCACAGTCCGGGATTCACACTATCAAATGTTGCGCAGTGATACGGCCCAGCAGTCTGCTTAGCTTTCTTTTCAGTAACCTCGGCGTCGTAGTCGGGGTGACGCTTCGAAATAATGTGTATTGCTTTGTCACCATCCACGCAGTTCACGGCGATGGACAACCCTGCTCTCCACAAAGGTTCTTCTATCTCGGCTTGCTTTGTTGTCAGGTACGCCAACTGCAAGCAACCGCGGCCCTTGGCAGTCTTCTCCAAGATGGTCTTAAACCGGCTGGTGGTGTTACCCATCAGTGATGCCATCATAGGATCAGCTGCGTTAGCACGAGTCTTTTTTGGAGCGTCACCTTCAGGTGAATAGTGATTCAGTATTGCTTTAAATTTATCCAGTGATATTACGGGCTCCAAAGCTGCAAGCACCGCCACGTTCTTTGGTGGACTGTCTTTGTGGTTGCGCGTGCCGGGGTAGCGCAGTACTCGGGCGCTGTCGGCCGGGACAACCGGGTCTATATTTAATCCATGATTGATGCACATACGCTTAAAGCGCTGTGCCAACGGCAACCAATCATCCCTCTCGAGGTCTTCGTCCATTGTCCAGTAAACGTGCAGTCCACGACCAGAGTTAACCATAGTCGGCTTCGGCAACTGATGCGCCTGACAAAACACCCTGACTGCTTTTACCGCAGCTTGTTGGGTGGGAAAACCTTTTTCGGCCTTGTCTTTACCGCAGTCCAGATCAAGAAAAAACGAACGTAGCTTGTCCGCGTTATCCGCAGTGCGCTTACCCGGCGAAACAAAACTTGCCAGCGCAAAATAGACGTCATGGTTGCTCTCATCAAGAAGCGAAGCCTGCTCTTCCATGTCGGGCAGTGACGTGAAAAACTTTTGGACAATCTGCTTTTCACCCGATTTAACGGCGAATAAGCAGTAGTTCCCACTACCTGCCAGTATGTGTTCTAAGAATGTTATTGTGCTCATACCCCACCAGCTATGCTCAGAGACGACAAGGGGCGCCGGAGCGCCCCCGCCTTAACCTATGTAACCGCTAGTAGGTATCAGTCGTCCCATTCACCCAGCAAGTCGTCGATGTCACTGGCCGGCTCTTCCTTTGGAACAGCTTTCTTTGTGCTGCGGACAACCGGTTCTTCGTCATCTTCTTCAACAACTGGCGCTGCTTTCTTCTTAGGCGCAGGTGCGGGCTCTTCTTCAGGTTCTTCAAAAACAGGTGCCGCTTTCTTCTTGGGCGCGGGTGCGGGCTCTTCGTCTTCTTCCTCGACAACAGGCGCAGGTTTCTTCTTCGCAGGGGCAGCGGGCGCAGCGGCCTTCTTGTTACCGTCAAACGCGCCAACGGTCATGGTGATAGCGGACTTAGCTTCGGCAGAGTCACGCATTTCAAGAGCAATCTCCAGCTCTTCCTGATCCAGTGGGCGCACTGCGTTGAACGACAGCTTAGGCTGCTCACTCGCCACATCAAACTTCATGCGGGTAACCACAGAGATTGCGTGCACATTGTTTGCCGCCAAGAACTTACCGTACGCCTGCAGACCCATCTTGCCGTCTTTACCGTCACCAAACACGCTGGTGGCCGGCAGTTGTAACTGATACACCTCTTTCTTCTCGAGGTCACCGTCGAGCAGCACTGCAACGCGCTGGGAGAAACGGCATGATCGAGACTCACCTTGGCCGGAACCTTTGATGTTCTGCGGGCAGGTCATGCACTTGTCGCTCTGGCGTTGATCTTGCGGCACGGACGGGTCTGGTGTCTGCGTGTTAGATGACCAGCAGGAGGGCGGCACTGCTGTGGCTTTGGGGTCATAGGCACCTGCATAATAATGGCGCGACACAGGAGCCGCGTTAACCAGAATCACATCCAGCGTGCGGTCTTCGCTTACGTAAATTTCCTCACCGTTAACCACCTGACGAAACGCTTTGCCCTTGATGGAAATACGACGATTACCCGCAGAACCAGTGCCGCCCCCAGCAATGGTCTTGGTGATGCTGTCTTCAAACCCAGCCGGCATTGCTGGTAACTTAAACTTCTTGCCTTCAAACAAAGTGATGTTGCTCATACAAACCTCTAGTTATGGTCGCGTTGGTTGTTACAGATCAAGTTCTAATTGCTTTCTTTTTTCTACGTTATCGGCACTGAAGTGACTGACAACCTTATCGTAGTCAAACCGGTGCACGGATCGGTCGTTGCTTGGGACGGAGATGTAGGCGCTGCGCGGTATCTTCCCACTGTCCATCCAGTTACGTATGGTTAAGGTTGACACCTGAAGGCGTTTTGCCAACTCCCCGATCTTGATAAGGCTATCATCGCTCATTACTTCCTCCGAATACTAATTTGGTATTTCGTTTCCGCGTTCATGCCGGGAGGCAAAACGTCAGGGTGTTCTTCCAAGAACTGCTTTACGTTACCTTGGTGTAAACGCTTTTCAAGCAGGTCAGGTACTTTATGCTCAAGCACAAACTCGTGCATTGAAGCCCAGTCGTTGGTCCAGTAGTTGGTCGCAGTGGTGCGGTAGAACAAGCCCGACTTAGTGCGTGCGCCTTCGACGCCGTGTTCTTTGCAGTAATCGAGCAGTGCACCTTTAACCTTTGACATCTGATCTGCCAGCGTTTGCACTTCTTCTTTGTAAGCGTTATCTATCTCGTCCTTCTTTTCCTTCATTTTGAGATACACGCGCACGAGCTTGGTTAGCTTCGGGTCTTCGGTCTCAACAGCTTTTTCTGCGGCCATGGTAGCCCCCTTTGGTTGGTTGTTGTTATTAATTTACTATGCTTAATTATACTACGCAAGTACTTTTTTATACAAATCAATCATAGCCGTGTGCACGTTAACCTTGGATTCGAGCATGGTGAAGACATGTGCCTCCGCCTCCGAACCTTGCAGCTGCACCACCGTACACTTGTTCTTCTGACCCGAGCGGTGCACTCGAGCGTTTGCCTGCTCATAAATCTCCACAGATGATGTCGGCCCCCACCACACAACGGTGTCTGCCGCCGTGAGTGTCACCCCGTGCGCCGCAGCTTGCGGCTGTATCACCAGCACCCTCGGGCTGTCCGTGGTTTGAAACCTCTGGAATATGTCTGTGCGGTTGGACGCACTTACACTGCCGTTGATAATCGCGGTGCTTATTCCATCGGCTGATAACTTACTGGCCAGTATCTCGATGACACTCCTGAACGGTGCGAAGATCAGCACCTTGTTCTCGGTCTCGTTGATAACTTCCATTAGCACGTTATAGCGCGTGGTAATATCAAACTCGACGGTTTCCCCGTCCTCGCTGTACGCCGCACCTGCTGAAATCTGCAGGAGTCGGCCGAGTTTTACCGCTGCGTTTGCCGCTGTTATCTGCTCACCCGCTGCCTCGACCACCATCTTTTTCTTCATGATGGCGTAGTACTTCGTCTGCTGAGGCGTCAGTTCAACGCGTCGTTTGACGGTGACCATATCGGGCAAGTCCATGCACTCTGCTTTGGTAAATCGAATCGCCGGCTGCAGCGCCTCATGCACGATGTCTTTTGAGTTCGGCCGCGGTATGTATTTAAACTGCGTCAGCTTGTACATCACCATGTCACGCCACCCTGTGAAATACTTGGGCACGCCGTCCGGGTTAACGAGCTTGGCTAGACCGTAGGCATCTTCCGGCGACTGCGCTGCTGGGGTGCCCGTCATCATCCACAACCACGTGCTGGGGCCGACCAACTGCTTCAGCGCCTTCCATCGTTTCGTCTGCACGTTCTTCAAGTATGTGGCTTCATCGCAGATGATTAAGTCGAATCGGCCGTACTTCAGATCGTCCAGCGAATTGACCACGGTGTCGTAGTTCGTGATAACAAACTCAACGTCGCTGTCTATCACAGCTTTGCGCTTCTTCGCGTTGCCATGGGCAACGTCCAC